TCATGAGCCTAGCAGATGGCACTGCCACCGGGCAAATACTAAAAGTAATAATGAATACAACTACGAATAATCAACCTATTATGGTATCCCCTACCAATGTTCTAGGCTCATACAACGCAATCGCTATTGAAAATGATAAGACCGGTGCAGCATTTGAGTTTATTTGGAATGGCAGTAAGTGGATATTGATGAGTAATAACGCTTTAGCCTCTGTCAGCTAATATTTAAGAAAGAGAACAATGAAGAAATCAGAACTAAAAAATATTATCAAAGAATGCGTCAAAGAATTAATCTTTGAAGAAGGTATTCTATCTGGGATTGTGACTGAGGTAGCCACTGGGCTATCTTTAAAAACTATTCAGGAGGTCCAAGCGCCCCACACTCAAGGTCCATCAATGCTGACAAGCAAGAGCGACTCACGACAAATTAAAAAGCAAGTTTTGGACGCAGTAGCAAATAACTCATATGCGGATGTCAAGAAGAGATTTTCCAACCCAGAATTATTTGAGGGAACCTCCCCTATCCCATCTGGTGGATCACAGGGTGCCCTATCTGGCGTGCCCTCTGGAGATTCCGGCGTTGATATATCTAACATACCAGGTTTCAGTAAATGGTCCTCCGTTGCAGCAAAAACAAAATAAGAAAGAATAACTAATGATAAACAATAAAAACAGAACAACTAAATTAGATACCCGTATTACTGTCACCGCAGAAGAATGCCATGGCATCACGGATAAGATGGTGAGAAAGTTCTCCAAAAAAGTTAAAAAAGATGGTATTATGGAAGAATTTAGGGAAAGAGCCCATTTCAAGAAGCCCTCTGTTAAGAGGACTGAAAAGAAAAGAGCTAAGAAAAGATTAATAGAAAAGGTCAATAGAAAGGCTAAAGAGCTAATTAACCCTAGAAGCAACAGGCTTCGCACAAGGAGAAATTAATCATGGCAACTGGCGGAACCTCACCGGATACAACAAACTATTTTAGTGGGTGGGCTCATGCATCACCTGGATTGGGCTCAGTAGGATCATACCAGATAGCGGGCACTCCTTACATCTCTGGAAGTACAGATCTAGACGACGGCGCTACCGATACCGTAATATTCCCATCAGTGACAAGACGGCTCGTCGTCCGTAACACCTCTGTTTCGGGCGCTCTAAGAATTCACTTCGGCGCAAAAGGAGAGGGAAGGATACTAAACGGATTCCATTACCTCACCGTCCAGCCACTTTATAGCGGCAGCACATCCTTCGGACGCCTGTCGGAACTTGATATGAATATAAAGTGTGATCACCTATACATCTCCAACGACAGCGGCATAGATAATTGCTCTTACCAAGTGTTCGCTGAACTAACGGGAATCAATAGGGCGAACATGTTCCAACTCACTGGTTCTGGCGTCACAGAGTAGAGAAATATTCAGCATTATGACGCCCTACTACAATTCTCGTCGATTCAGCAAACAATTAACTATATACTTTGATATAATTTCACCACTTAAGGGGCAAGTTTATGTCTAATAGTATGTTAGAGCAAGCAATAGTTGATGCTAAAGAATTACGGGAAGCTGCTGTAAAGAACGCAGAATCTCAAATTATAGAAAAGTACTCTTCTGAGGTAAAGCATGCTGTTTCCAGATTATTAGAGCAAGATGACGAGCTTGAGTTAGGCTCTATGGACGGAATGGACTCTGACACAGAAATAACAAGTACGGCTATGGAACAAGTTCCAATGGCACATTTGTCCACAGACCCCGAAGATGATATGGTTGTGGTCGATCTCGACGATATCATCGCCGCCGCCGGCGCTGAGGGAGAAGAAATTGAAGACGGCTCGCTCGGTCGTGAAGAAATAGCAGACGAAGTCGGACTCACCCTGGACCCGGAAGAAGGTTCTGCTGCTCCGGCTAATAGGGACGATGAGCTAGACATAGACGAAGGACAACTGGTTGACCTTTTCAGGGAAATGCTAGCCGTTGACGTGCCCCAAGAGGAACTAGACCTTGGTGCAGAAGAATCTATCGAAGAGCAATCCAAAGATGAACTAGAAAAAGACGAAGAGATCGAATATGCTCGTAAAGACGGAATGGACAAAGAAGACATCGAAGAGCATGAGCGTCAAGTTCAACAAAACGAATCATTACAAAAAGAGAATAATCTTCTCAAAAATTTATTAGAAAAAGTAAAAAATCGGCTTGAAGAGACAAATCTTCAAAATGCCAGGTTACTATATGCGAATCGTGTTCTAAACGACAACTCTCTGAATGAGCAACAAAAAAATAGAATTGTTGGTATTGTCAAGACTGCACGCTCGGTCGAAGAAGCCAAAATGGTTTTCGAAACACTTCAAAAGACAACGGCGGCCCGCCCTAGCAGCGTCCCAAAATCGTTGTCTGAAGTAGTATCTAAACCGTCCTCAGTCATTCTGGCTGGTAATAGGAACAAAGAAACTTCGGCTAAGAGCAAGGGCAGTAATACATACAGTCGCTGGGCTACACTCGCAGGTACAAAAAACTAGACAATTTTCAAATTAAGGAGAAATTAAAATGTCTGTATTAGATACATTGACGGAAGGTATTCGTCAACGTTCTCTTGCTCGTGAAGGTGAAGCACTCCTTGACAAGTGGGAACGCACTGGTCTTCTAGAAGGTCTCAACGACACCCGTCGTGGAAATATGGCCCGTCTACTAGAGAACCAAGCTGCCCAACTTCTCAAAGAGCAAACAACCATGCAAGCAGGAGACGTCGAAGGATTTGCCTCAGTTGCATTCCCAATCGTGCGCCGTGTATTCGGTAATCTTTTGGCTCAAGACCTCGTGTCTGTTCAACCAATGAGCCTCCCAAGTGGACTCATCTTTTTCATGGACTTCGTTTTCAGCGGAGATTCTGCCATCGCAGCCCGTGGCGCAGCGTATTCACGTCTTTCTGAAGGCAATGACGAATCGCTGTATGGCGGTGGTGTTGTTGGTCGTCAGTTGACTGGTGGTGTTGATCTCGGCGGGCAAGGAAAGAGTTTTTATAACTTGAACAATGGCTTTGCTAGCCCAACAGGTACAATCGCCGGTAAGGCAGTGGCTGGAACATTCACAGGACCTGCTATTAGCTCGGGAATTTACGGTGACGGACCAAGTCTTACAGGTAAGGCTGCCGAGTACCTTCGTGCCGACGCTTCATTAGTTTCTGGAACATCTACCTATACGGTAGTTAAGCTTTCTTCAAGCGCCCTCACCGCTGCTGGTGCTGATATGCAAAACCTGGTGGCTATTGTTCACTCGGGTTCTGATGGACGTGGTACTCTTGCCTCTGGTTCTTACACTGGCAAAGGTGGCTATGTTGCCCGACGCTTGACACAATTGTCAGGTGCTAGTGACGAGTTCATCGTGATGGTCGGAATCAGTGAAGATGGTTCAACCAGCGCTGTTGAAATGACGAGAATTCTTTCTGGCGCTGGTCAGTTTAATGTCGCTGTCAACGCTGAGGCTTCTAATGGCGTTTCGTTCCCTGTGACTGACTCTTTTGTCGCCGCAGGCGATCCCTTCGGCGCAGTTGCCGGTTCTACCACCCTAGGTGGCTGGGGCTTGGAAGCCAACGAAGCGATTCCAGAAATCGACATCAAGGTTGATAGCGTGGCTGTCACCGCAGTGACCAAGAAGTTGAAGGCTAAATGGAGCCCCGAGCTTGCTCAGGATCTAAACGCCTATCATAACCTTGACGCTGAGGTCGAGCTTACAAGTATTCTCTCCGAGCAAATTGCTCTTGAGATCGACCAAGAGATCCTTCAGGATCTCGTCCAGAACGCCACCGGCGGAACGCTCTACTGGAGCCGCATGCCAGGCAAGTTTGTGAATTCTGAAACTGGTAATGCACTTGGCAACTCTCTCTATCCTGATTTCACAGGTACAGTCTCTGAATGGTATGAAACCCTTCTTGAGACAGTAAATGATGTGAGTGCTCGCATACATCGTAAGACGCTTCGTGGCGGCGCAAACTTCCTAGTTTGTTCTCCAGAAGCGGCTAACATTCTTGAGTTCACTGCTGGCTTCCGTGCTTCGGCAACCTCTGATGAGGAAACCGGAAGTTGGGGCGCTCAGAACGTCGGCTCTATCAGCCGCAAGATGGATGTACACGTTGATCCTTATTTCCCAAGAAATCTGCTTCTTGTTGGACGTAAGGGCAGCAGCTTCTTGGAAAGCGGCTATGTGTATGCTCCGTATGTGCCACTACAGGTCACGCCTACCATCTTTGGTACCGAAGACTTCGTGCCCCGCAAGGGCGTGATGACTCGCTACGCTAAGAAGATGGTTCGTCCTGATATGTATGGACTTGTTGTCATCAAGGATCTCGTCGGAGACAACGGCTAAAGAATAGTTAATTCAAAATTGAATTAACTTCAGAAAACCTCGTCCTTGTGGCGGGGTTTTCTTTTTGGTATGTTTTGGCTGAAAGAAAAACTATTTAGTAAGAATACTTTATTTCTTAGAGGGTTTATGAATGCCGACAAATTTACAACCTGCGAGCACGGTTAGCGCACTGGTCCTGCCGGCGACAGGAACACACAGCGATGTTACTGGGGCATTGGCGTATGGCATATATGCTACTCCTGCTTTTATTAGTGGTGCAGTCGATCAAGTTGCTTATACCTATAACAAACTAGGCGGAAACATTCTTGATTTGGAGGTGACTCCGGACAATGTTTATAACGCTTACGAAGAAGCCTGCTTGGAATACTCCTACCTCATTAACACTCACCAGGCTAAAAACGTTCTGTCTGACTTAATGGGAAATACTACCGGCTCGTTCAATCAGGACGGCGAGTTTACTGCTTATCGTGATGACACAACTATCAAGCCAAACCTAAAGTTCCCACGATTCCAGCTGGGCTATGCAACTCATCTTGGGAGAGGCGTGAGCCTGCACGCTGGCGTCGGCGCATCACAGAGGGTATTTTCTGCCTCGTTCGATCTAACAAACAACGTACAGGATTATGATCTCCAAGGTATCATTTACAGCGCCTCTTTAGAGGCTGGAAGCGCCTTTAACGAAGGCGTCGGTACCAGCGCCATAACCATCCAAAAGGTTTACTATAAGACCCCACGAGCATCATGGAGGTTTTTCGGAGGAGCAGGCGGTGCAGGCGCAGCCGGAAATCTATCAAGTTACGGCATGTATGCCGACTCTAGCACTTTCGAACTTGTGCCTTCGTGGCAGAACACTCTGCAAGCTATGGCTTACGAACAGAATCTTAATGTTCGTTCATCTCATTACTCCTATAAGATAAACGACAACAGAATTCGTGTATATCCGATACCTACTGGGAATGATCCGAAAAAACTTTGGGTAGACTTTAGGGTTTCTGAAGATGCGTTTGATGAAGAGGAAGATAGAAAGTATGGCGCTGATGGCGTTAATAATATTAATACTTTGCCATTTCCGAATGTACCCTATATAAACATAAACAGTATCGGGAAACAGTGGATTCGAAGGTTTGCCCTTTCACTAGTGAAGGAAACCCTGGGACAGGTAAGATCAAAATTATCGTCAATTCCAATCCCTGGGAATGAGATAAGCCTAAACGGGGGGACTTTGATATCAGAGGCGAAAGAAGAGCAGAATTCGTTAAGAGAAGAATTGAAGACTGTGTTAAACGAACTGGTGTACGGAAAACTTGCGGAAGGTGATGCACAACTGCAAAGTAGCCTAGGAGATATCGTTAAACACATCCCAGCCGGAATATATGTAGGGTAAATGAATGACCAATAAGTGGACTCAGCCAACCTCTCCTCCTCCTCCTTTATTTGTTGGCAAGGCTGAGAGGAATTTTGTCAAACAACTCAATGATGAAGTTATTGAGAAAATTATTGGACAGCAGGTACTTTACTTCCCTATAGATATGAAGACTACTAACTACAATGAACTCTATGGTGAGGCTATTAAGAAAACATATCTCCCCGCTTTGCGGGTGTACGCCTTAGTGGACTACAATGACTCTACAAGAATACAGGAGAGGTATGGGTTTGATAATGTATATAACATTACGGTACACTTCCATAAAAGAAGATTAACCACCGACCAAAACCTTTTCGTGCGTTTGGGTGACTTTATACAGTATGACCAGATGTACTTCGAGATTGTAGATGTTTATGAGCCTCGATATCTCTTCGGACAAGACAGCGATTTTGCAGACGGCACCTCTTTAGAGGTCTCGGCAGTATGCCGTCAAGCCAGGGAGGGATTATTCAATGCCCAATAGAACAAAACTAGAGGAACAGCGAAATGCGGTGTATCCTTTGAGCCCCTCCTCCCTTGAAAACATAGATCAGGCGATGCATGACTATATTAATAACGAGTTGAACATATTCTGCGAGACAAATGAAGGGTCTAAGAAAGTAAAAGTTAAGTTTGTCGGGACAGAGAGGGCATTCGATATAAAAGATGACCCAACGCTTAGAAGCGTCAATGGGAGAACACTAGAGTACCCCCTTATCTCAGTTAGTCGTGATTCTATAGTATCCAATCCCCAGAACAAAGGTCGCTATGGGGTCCACGTTCCACCTTATTTTGATTACTATAATCAAGGTGGCGCAGTTGAGATTGCAAGGGTGGTAGAACAGGACAAGACAAAGAACTTTGCTAACGCCAACGCAATCAGGCGCTCTGCTTCCAAGAAGAGCCTAAACCGTCAAACTTTTCCGGGGGAAAATAAGAATATTGTTTATGAAACAATCTCAATTCCAATGCCGTCGTTTATCGAGGTACAGTACACCATCTCGGCAATAACCAACTACCAGCAACAGTTGAATGATATAGTCACTCCCTTCATAACGAGGACCGGCAACCCAAGTGTTTTTAAAATAAAGAATGAGGGACATTCATATGAAGCCTTTTTCGAAAAAAGTTTTAGTTTAGATGGGAACCAAAACAACCTAGGCACGAGTGAGAGAGTGTTCTCCGCCAATTTCACGGTAAAAGTTCTTGGGCACCTTATCGGCGCAGATAAAAACAACGAAACGCCTTCTGTTATAAAAACCCAGTCAGCCGCCAAAATTACAATGCAGAGAGAAAGAGTAATTGTTGGTGATGTGCCTGACTTCCACAAGGACATCAAAAGTAAATACCGCCCCTAACTAAAAGGTTCTTTATTGGCTGGTAGTTTGATAGTTTTCGTTACTATTTAATAAGAGCACAAAAGTAAAAAAGTGCGTTAACGTGATTACTATTAAGGGGAAGCAGACTCGATGGCTGATAATTCTTCAAGAAAATTTAAGTTTATTTCACCTGGTGTTTTTATAAGCGAGATTGATAACACCCAACTTCCTCAAATAGCAGGGGATATCGGACCAGTGGTCATTGGATTGTCCACTAAGGGTCCAATGATGACTCCCACAACGGTTGATTCTTTTGCTGACTTTGTAGAGACATTTGGTGAACCAACTGCTGGAAATCAAGGCTCGGACATGTGGAGAAATAATAGTCTTCAAGCACCCACTTACGGATCGTATGCGGCCCAGGCATGGCTAAAAAATAACCCAACCCTGACCTACGTTCGCCTCGGTGGAGAACAGGATCCTGAAGCAGAAGCAGAGGGATACGCTGGCTGGAAGGCAGGAACTCTGGGCAGTACTGTCGCACAGGGCGGCGCTTGGGGATTGTTTGTATTCCCATCTTCTTCTTGTACTCCTGCTGCTTGTACGCATGTTACGGGAGCCCACGCAGCAACATTCTACCTTTCAGAGGGAAGAATAGGTATCGATGGACTAACTCAAGAACAGGGATATAATGGCGGAATCACCACCTCTACCAGTGCCGGTGACTTGTATATTACTAATACTGATGGGACCTTCACCTTGGCATATGCCACCGACGGAGTTGCAGGAAATGCTAAGAAGGTCAAAGTAAGTCTTGACCCAAATCATAAAAACTTTATTCGTAAGGTATTACCTACGAACCCAACATTTACTAATTCTACCATTACGGCTGCTGCCACAAGAACAGCAAACCTAGGTGGTGGCTTTTGGTTGGGCGAGTCTTTCGAGCACGCCCTGGCACAAAGAACCATGAAGGGCGGCGCATCAACAACCGCTACAAATCAGGTTTTGACAGGAAGTTCTGTAGGCGTTTTGGGCGCTGCTGATGATTCAGCCTCGGTACTTAACACCCGGTTTCATGTTATGGTTCTCCCGTTGAGAAACCAGGGGACAACGACAGAAGTCCAGAACGACCATCAATATGCTGGCACTAAAGCAACGACAGGGTTCTTCTTCTCTCAGGACCTTAATACGGATTCTACTGTATATGATCCAATGGACAAACAAAAACTTTTCCGCTTTGAAGCACTTAACGCTGGAAAGAGTGCGCAAGAGAAGGTGAAGATATCTGTCTCGAATATTAAAGCCCCGACAGGTGATTTCCAAAACTATGGTACGTTCAGTATCCTTGTTCGTGCAATGAACGACAATGATAACGTTCAGGTAATCCTGGAAAGGTATGATAACCTAGATTTAAACCCGGCGTCTTCTCAATATATTGCCAATCAAATTGGTGATATATATGAGCAGTATGACCCTGTGACAAAGACAAACCGCCAATATGGCACATACGCTAACCGATCAAAGTATGTCCGTGTTGTTATGGACGAGGACGTTGATCGTGGATCCGTTGAGGCAGAATTCTTGCCATTCGGTGTGTTCGGTCCCTTGAAATATAGAGATGTTTCTCTGATTTCGGGCTCTGGCGGATTCCAACCCTTCGGAACTTTAACATCTGGAAGCCGTGGTGCCTGTGATACTATGGCTGATGGCGACGGCAGTGGTGTTTTCGGTGCCTTTGGCGGTGGTGCGGTGACGGATGGAACAAATATCTTTGGTGGGCTAGATGCCGCAACTGGCTTCACTGGGTCTATTGTTTTCCCGAGTGTTCCTCTCAGAGAAACCTACGCCTGGGGCAAGCCCAAGTCAAAGAAAGAGACCTTTTGGGGCGCTTGGGTACACAAGACATCTCAGGACGTCAACCTAAATCCTTCAATAGTTGATATGTTGCGTCCCCGTGCAAAAGGACTGCAATCGAGCCCTGAATCTACGACGCATGATATTGCGCCTAGTATTTCAGGACGAGCAACCACTGGCGGCTCCGCATTGAAGGCTTCAGATCCTGTGCAGATTGCATGGGCTTTCAGCCTGGACAACGTTAGTGGATCTGGTGGCAACCTCTTCTATATTTCTGGCTCTCGTAAGGCAGGAACAAGTGTGAGTGCTGCAAGTGGATCTTATACCGGATCTTTGGATATCGGCGCTGATCGATTCACGACAGTCTTACACGGTGGATCTGACGGGTTTAATGTCACAGAGCGAAACCCCTTCAGAAACTCTTTGATGACTACCACTTCCACAGAAGCAACTAGTTATCCAATGCATTCGCTCAAACGAGCGATTAACCTAGTGGCAGACGCCGAGCAGATTCAGTACAACCTGATTACAATGCCGGGGGTAACAAATAGTCAGGTCACAGGACACCTTCTAAACACAGTGGAAGACAGAGGCGACGCCTTGGCCATTGTAGATTTGGAAAATGTTTACGACGCCGATACCGAAAGTTCTGCTAGTGCCGCCGACCGCAGCGCTTATACTGTCAAGCAGGCGATTCAGTCTCTTAAGGATAGAAACATAAACAATAGTTATGGCGCCGTATACTACCCTTGGGTAAAGATACAGGACACTATAACAAACCGACTCCTGTGGGCACCTCCATCAATCGCAGCGATTGGCGCCCTCTCTAACACAGACAGGGTTGCAGCACCATGGTTTGCTCCTGCTGGCTTCGCCCGAGGCGGACTATCTGAGGGTGCGGCTGGTCTTCCAGTCCTTGATACTTCTAAACGTCTAACCTCGGATGACAGAGACAACCTTTACGAGGCAAATATTAACCCAATCGCCAAGTTCCCTGCTGAAGGAATCGTGATCTTCGGACAAAAGACACTCCAGCAGACAGCATCAGCGCTGGACCGGATCAATGTCAGAAGGCTTTTGATCTACTTGAAAAGAGAGATATCTTTCATCGCTTCAAGACTATTGTTCCAACAGAACACCAGAGATACTTGGAATGTTTTCCTAGGTCAGGCCAAGCCATTACTTGAGTCAGTCAGAACAGAATTTGGCATAGACGACTTTAAACTAATCTTGGATGAAACAACGACAACCCCAGACTTGGTTGATAGAAATATTATTTATGCCAAGTTGATTGTTAAGCCAACCAGGTCAGCCGAGTTCTTCGCAATCGACTTTATTGTCACGAACAGTGGAGCAGGGTTTGAAGACTAAAATCTAAAGTCTTTACTATTTACTATATGTTAAGAGGAGAAAAAATCTAATGGGTGCAGAACTTTTTTGGTCAAATGTTAACTCAGATCCCAAGAGAAGGTTTCGGTTTACGGTTGGAATAGGAAATATTCCAGTCTGGACCATCAAGACAGCGGTCAAGCCCAAGGCGGCCGTCTCTGTGGTAGAGCATCAGTTCATAAACCACACGTTTAAGTACCCAGGGAGAGTAACTTGGGAAAATATTTCAATGACTCTTGTTGACCCCGTGTCGCCAGATCTGGCACAAACTTTCCTCGAAAAGCTCAAGGGATCCGGGTATGCATATCCTCGTGACCAGAACGAAAGAGGCAGTATTAGCAAGAAGAATTCGGTCGGTGCCCTCGGCGCTATAAGAATCTCCCAGATTGATGCCGACGGTGCGCCCATCGAGACATGGGACCTACACAATCCTTTCTTGACAAATATTGATTTTGGTGGTAGTCTAGATTACACATCCGATGAAATGAACGAGATCTCTGTCGAGGTAGCCTTCGACTGGGCGGAACTCAACCCCGGCGGTCGCCCGGTTCCGTCTCTTTGAGTAAGCACTAGCTGATAATAGCGCAGTAAAAAGTTTTTAAGAAAGGTTTCTAAATGAGCAGGAATGAAAATAGAGCAGGCGTTGTGTCCGACGGGTCGGATATGACTATGGGCGTGACAAACCAAGACAACAATTCACCTACCGCCGATCTCGGATGGGCTCAGCCCACTGAGTTCGTAGCGTTGCCTAGCCAGGGAAGGTTCTACGGTCCTGGGCATCCCTTAGAGGGCTCTGAAACAGTCGAGATTAGATTTATGACGGCTAGAGACGAGGACATCTTGTCCTCTCGGACCTATATCCAAGAAGGCGTCGTTCTAGATAAACTAATAGAGAATATTCTTGTGGATAAAAGGATCAAGGCGAGCAACCTCCTGGTCGGCGATAAAAACGCTATTGTTGTTCACGCTAGAATTAGTGGGTATGGACCAGAGTACGAGACGGAAGTTACTTGTACCGCATGCAACACTACACAGAAAAACGTATTTGATTTAGAAGATTATAAAACAATTGACTCTACCGACGTTTTGGCTAATTCTGATGCCGTGACTACCGACAGCGGCACTTTTCTCATTCACCTGCCTTTGATGAATATTGATATTGAAGTTAAACTCTTAACAGGAAAAGATCAAAGCAAGTTCCTTAAAGAGTCTCAGAGGAAAAGAAAAAAGAATCTCGACGCCAGCGGCATCACCGACCAACTAAGAACATTTATTGTCAGTATCGACGGAGAAACAGATCCTTTTTCGATGCAAAAGTTTATATTTGATATGCCAGCCCGAGATGCCCGACACCTCAGGAACGTTTACGCTGGACTTATGCCCAATATTGATTTAACACAAGAGTTCTCTTGTGACAACTGTGGACATACCACAGATTTGGAGGTTCCCCTCGGGGCGAACTTTTTTTGGCCTGACCTCTGAGTATATGGAGTCGGTGTATGAGGAACTATTTGCCCTCAAATACCACGGGGGCTGGAGTTTCTTTGAGTCATATAACCTGCCCATTCAGTTGCGGAGCTGGTTTCTACGAAGGCTCATAAAACAAAAAGAAGAAGAAAATAAGGCATTATCCAATAGCGGGTAAGAATAATTTACTAAAAACACTACTTATACTAAATGGGTTTGTGTATCTATAAATGGGTGGTGCTATGAAACAAGACAACTTAGACGAAATGGTGTTTGACCTGGGAGTAGCCCGTAAAGGTCAAATAAATGAAAATATTCTTCATGTCTTCGCAGCCTGGATTCAATATCTTTTATCTAAGATGTTCAAGGGCCGCCGTATTCCCGTACGGGTGCGGGGAAACAAAATAGAAGTAGAACGTTTTACTGACGCCTTGGTAAATGAAAAAAGGTATATGGATTATATTAAGAAGTACGGACTTGACGACCCTATGACCTATAAGCAAAAGTCAAAGCTGGATGTAGCCATAAAACGCTTTGAACGTGAGGCACGTATCAATTGGCCGATTCGAAACTAAAACTAGTAGTATCCTTGTTTGGGGAGGGTTTGTAAATGGCTATACCTCCTGCGCCTCCTTCTGGACCTCCTTCTGGACCTCCTTCTGGACCACAACCAGACCAAAGCGCAGAGACGCTTAACCAGACTACTGCTGC